GCTCCGGAAGCATGCCCCACGTCTCGCGCGCCGCGTCCGGATTGGCCATCGCCTCGGCCACGATCAGGTGGTCGCTGATGGACTTCAGCCGGTCGGTCGGCGCGTCCACGAGGATCGCCCACACGGCGTCGCAGTAGGTCTTCAGCGACACACGTGAATCGATCCCCGCCACGGCGAGCTTGCCTCGGATGTACTGCCCGTAGATCGGGTCTCGCGTAGCCGACAGGATCGTGACTACGCGCTGGTAGGGACCTCGGCCGACTCCGTGGCCAGGTCGTTGATGATCTCGCTGATGACGCCGATGTCCACCGTCACACCGTCGTCCTGGAATACCAGGTGTTCCCAGCGGCGGCGGCTGGAGCCCTTGGCCGGGTCGGTGAACAGGGACGCCTTGTCCAACGTGTACAGCTTGCCGTCCGGCCCCCGGAACTTCGGCTGGTAGTTCGCCGCCGCGTTCTTGGGCTTGGGCAGCGGCTCGGGCGTCCAGTCGGCGGCCACGCCGTCGTTGTTGACCAGCATCCGGCCCATCATCTTGAACACGGCGGCGGCCTTCTCCGCATCGTCGCCGGAGCGGGTGTAGGCCAGCATCGAGCCGGCATCGGCGACCGGGCGGGCCACGAAGGAGTGGACCTCCTCGACGCCATCGCGGTAGACCGCCAATTCGAACTCGATGGCCTTGACCGTGGTCGGGTTGACCGCACGGTAACGCTTCATGATCTCTCGCAATCCTTCGTAGACGACCGGGTCCGGTGTAATGCCGGTGATCAAGACGCACTCGCGGCAGCAGGGATCGACTTCTCCATGAAGCGTCCACGTTCCCCGCGAAGCAAGTTGAGAGCCGTATGTGTTCCATGACGGATCGCATCTTGGCCGTTCTCGCGGGGCGTTCCCCAGCGCAGATTGTCAGGCGTGTTGTGCAACCGGTTGCCGTCCAGGTGTCGACACTCCATCCCTTCGGGGCATGGGCCATGCCACGCTGCTGCCAGCAGTCGATGCACCTTGCGCATACGGCCGCCGCGCTCGTTCACGAGTTTCACCTGCCGGTAGCCCGATCCGTCGATACCACCCCGGATGGCGCGTGGTTTGCGCCGCCAACCACGCGCGTCGACGTAGGCCAGCGCACGTATTTCGCCCGTGTCACTAATCTCGTAGTTGGGGAACTCAGGCACTCGTCTCCATTCGCTCATGAACTTATCTTAGCTGGCAGAAGCAGCGGAAGGTATGGAACGAACGAGAAAATTGTTCGCCCTCGTGCCGGGGTGATGGACCTCGCGGGCGTAGATGATCGTGCCGCCGACCACGAACCGCAGCCGGCCGTTGGGCCGAGGGTGCGGGTAGATCATGTGCGCCGGGGTGCCGTAGAGCACGTAGCCCAGGTAGTCGGTGATGCCATCCTGGCCGAAGATCACATCGGTGTAGGGCTTCGCGCCATCCAGGCCGTCATTCTTGCGACCGGTCGACCGCAGTAGCCCGGTGTTGACCGGGCAGCGCTTGCTGGCCTCGACCAGCAACTTGTTGGCTCGCTTGGCCAAGTCCAGCCGGATCGGGTCCCGCATGTCGTTGACGTACTTGTCGTATTCGCCAGTGTTGACCGAACCGGACACGCTGGCCAGGACGAGAGGCATCAGTAGTTCGCTCCCGGCGCCGGAGGATTGAGTTCGGCCACCGTGCTGATGAACGAACCGTTGATCCCGATGAAGCCACCCGAGGGTGGGGTGAAGCTGACCGCGCCGGCCTGGGTGCTGCCCCCGGGCGGCAGCGGGGCCTGGTCGTTGAACTGCTGGAACGCGGCGAAGTTGATCAGCGCCTGAGACATCAGACCCGCGTCCCGCTGGATGGCCTCGGCCTGAGTCTCGATCACGTCCATGTCGACCAGGTTGCCCTCCGGATCCGAGGAGGACCAGCAGCGGACCAGAGTGACGATCCACTCGCCGTGACGCATCGAGTTGACCGACGATTCCTTGCCCAGGCCCGGCGAGAGCTGAGTGGCGTCGCGCGCCCGGCCCCAGCCGACCGTCTCCAGCGTCACGGTCAACTGCTCGCAGTCGAAGGCGATCCCAGCGGCCGGCCCGGCGGTCATCCCCTGCCGGTCCGGCAGCATCACGCCGGCCTGCCCGAAGTAGCTCACCACGTAGGCCAGGAGCGCCTTGGGGATCGTGATGAGGTCGATCCCGTTGCTCGGCGCGTTGTAGCCGTAGCCGAACGGGTAGGTCGTCACTGCCCCTCCATCTTCTTCAGGGCCGCGTCCAGCCGCTTACGCGGGCTCGCCTTCCGTGCGGTCGTCTGCCTGCCCGCTCGGGTCCCCCGCGTCCTCGTCGGCTTGGTCTGGACGATCGGGGCCGGGACGGGCTCCGGCTCGGCTGGGAGCGAACTGGGCGCCTCTACGGTGTCGACCGGATACGTCACCACCGGCTCGATCTGCTGCCCCGCGTGCAGCTCCACCAGCACCGGTTCCGTAGACAGGGTCTCCGGCTCGGGGAGGTGGGGTGAGAAGGGGTCCCATGGCCTGCTCAGCGTCATGACCAGCAGGGTAGTCGCGTAGCCCCGCTGCGGGCCGGAGTACTTCCCGCAGCGCGAGGTGTTGCGCGGTCAGCATGGCCCTCATTCGGACGTGGTGGCGGGCCAGCTCCCGGCGCATCCACATCTGCTGGGCAACGAACATCGCGGCCACGGCCAGGGTCATGGCGACGACGATGCCGACCGGCAGCGCGATCACGTCCGGCGATCCTCGATCCGTCGGACGATGTCGGCGATGTGCGCGTGGGTCGGGGCGCCGCGCGGATGGTGCTTCGCGCACAGCAGGTGTGTCTCGTGGGTGTCCGGGTCGACCAGCTCATGGCGGGCGGGCCAGCGCCAGCAGCCCTTCTCGTGGCAGTTGTACTTCCGGATCAGCAGGAACAGGCCGCCGATGATGCCCAGCTCGCCGATGTCACTGCCCGAGCCGGAGAGGACGCCGTAGTGCGATCCGGTGCCCGACGCTCCGAATTCCCAGAACAGCCAGTCACCGAGCGCGCTCACGGCGTCGGCGGTACCCGCAGGGCGCGGGGGATGTCCGGCGACCAGACCGTGGCCGCCTGCTGGCGGTTGTACGGGTTCACCGCGCGGATCCACAGGTCCACGATGTCCAGGCCGGTGTAGCCCTGCTTGATGAACACCTGCGGGTCGGTCATGGCGACGGTGACGCCCTGGCGGGTCACCGAGGTCGTCCGCTTCGGCAGCCGGCACTTCGGGTCCTGGAGCCATTCGCGGACCAGCTCGACGGCCAGGCGCACCACGGCGCGCACGCCGGACTCGGGCGCGGCACAGCCGAAGGTGTATTGGATCACGGTGTCGCCGGTGTACTCGGTCCAGCGCCGGCCGTCGGTCCGTTCGATCCAGCCGGACTCCAGCAGGCGATAGGCGGTGAACGGCTCCTGGTCCACGTAGACCGCAGTGATGGTCTGCACCTCGCGGTGCGGCAGCTTGATGGCCATCGGCTGCGGCGGCAGCCCGACGTAGCGCGGGAACCACGACCAGCCAGCGAAGGACCACCACCAGTACGACTGAGCCGAGGTGCCCCAGGTGCGGAAGTAGGGCCACGCGCCCTCGCCGGGGCCGGGCGGCTGGTTGCGCAGCATCACCGTCGCCGAGCAGCCGTTGCCCGACCACTGCTTGCCGGTGAGGGCGTAGAGGATCTCCGACGCGGTCAGCAGCCACGCCGGCCACTGCTCGTCGGAGAGCAGCGGCCGATCGTTCTCCTCGATGTCGTCCACGGTCGCCCACGCCCCGCACAGCAGTTCGCTGCGCGGGGCGGGCTGACCGTTGCTGGGCATCAGGACAGGGTGACCGTGGTGGTACCGGCGATGCCGGTCTTGGTCGCGGTGATGACCGAGGAGCCGGCGGCGACACCGGTCACCAGGCCGGTGGAGTTGACCGTGGCGTCGGCCGTGGTGGCCGAGGTCCAGGTGGCCGTCGAGGTCACGTCCTGGGTGGTGGAGTTGGACATGGTCGCGATGGCGGTCAGCTGGATCGTCGAGGTGTGGCTGATCGTCGGGTTCGCCGGGGTCACCGCGATGGAGACGATCGTCGGAGGCGTCTGGACGATCGTCGTCAGGAAGCCCTGGGTCAGGTCGGGCAGGGTCGCCTCGCGCACGTACTGCCACACGCGGTCGGTCGGGGTCTCGATGTCGTTGAGCGGACCCGAGCCGAAGCCGGGGTTCTGGATCGAGTAGCCCTCCAGCTCCGGCAGCACCGAGCCGTCGGCGGCCAGCGACATCGTGCCGGTGGGCTGGAAATAAGCCTGTGGGATCGACCAGTGCAGGTAGGGCAGCGTTCGGGCCCAGTTGCTGCCGATGATGGCCCGCGACCAGGCTTCGACCGCGACGCCGTTCGGGACTTCCTCGACACCGGTCTGTGGCGCGCGGTAGCCGATCTGGTTCGGGGTCGGCGACGCGTTGTCGTTGACGATGTCGCCGCCGAGCAGGAACTGGAGCACGTTCGGATCGGGCTGGCAGATCTGAAGGCCTGAGATCGTGCCGCGCTTGAGGGTGTAGGGCGCCTGGAACTCGATGCACACGTCACCCGAGCCGTTGAGCTGGGTGACTTCCTTGGCGTCCTCGTACTCCAGGCCGATCTCGATCTTGACCAGGGCCGTGGTCGTGTAGCACTGGTTCGCGCCGACAATCGGTACGCCGTTGCTGTCGAGCTTGGTCAGGCGCAGGCCCAGCGCGTAGACGCTGCCCGAGCCGTCGTAGGTGGCTGGCATCCTTGATCCTCCTGATCAGGCGGAAGCTGCATCGACCTGGATGGCGAAGTGGCAGCAGGGGTCGAATGTGGCCGCGAAGACCCGGTCAGCCCAGACCTCGCGGATGTTGGTGCGCCGGTTGAAGGTCGCCGACACCGGCTGCACGGTCGTGACGATCGACCCGTACCGCAACTGCACCGGGCCCGTGGCATAGCACCAGACGCCGGGCGCGGCCGGGTCAGTCCCGTCCGGGCCGGTACCGGGATAACCCGGGTCGGCCACGATCACCGCGTCGGTCTGGGTCATCAGCAGGTTGCCGACCCGGCGGATCTGCGCGCCGAGCTGGGTCGCAATCCGGACCGGCACGTGGAGGAAGCACTGCATGCCGCCGAGCTGCTGACGGGCCTTCTCCTCCAGGACGCCCAGTGCCTCCATCGGGTCGGTCACCCCGGTCAGCGTGGTCGCGGTCGACCCGGCCAGGTACGGGTTGACGTACTCGTTGGAGCTGGGCGACGGGTTCAGGATCCGCTCGCCGACCGGCGACGCGTACGGGTTCAGCTTGGTGGCCGTGCCGTTCCACAGCTCAGCGGCGGCCGCCATGCTCCCGACGCCTTCGGCCTGTCGCAGAACGCGCGCGGGGTCGAAGGACACGTTGAGCGAACCGAGGTAGTCCCGGACGCGGTAGCCCTGTGGTTCGCAGAGCACGATCCCACCGTTGGTCGAATCGTCCGTGCCGTAGGTCTCGACGGTCTCGCACGGGTTGATGACCTCCCACTCGGGACACATCTCCGACCGCCACGAGAAGCCACCTTCCCAGTGGATGTTCTCGCCAGTGTCGGGCGCGGTAGCCGACGCCTCCAGGTTGGCCACCCGGGTAGCCGAGGCCCTGGAGCCATCGACCGGCATGAACAAGGTCATCAGCAAACCCCCAGCTCAGCGCACGTCACGTAGGCCGTGCCGGCAACGGGTAGGCCCTCGATACCCGAGTCGGTGTTGTACTTGATCAGGAAGTTCCAGGCACTCCCGTCCTCGGACGGGTAGCTGTCGTAGGTCAAGGACGACACGTTCGAGCTGAAGCTGAGTCCGCCACCGAGGGTAACCTTGCCGCTTGGTGCGTCCACCGCGAAGGTCTCAGGTGGGTCGGTCTCGTAACTGAACGCCTGCGAGACCACCTCGTAATTTCCGACCGCCGACATCCCATCCTCCTGATCGAGTAGCGGCTGGACAACCCGGCCGAGTAACCCTCGGCCGGGTTCCAACTAGTCGATCACGGGTGGCCAGACCACGCGGTCATGCCATCCCAGGCACCGGTCGAGTCTGGTGCGATGGTGCCGGAGCTGGCACCGGTCGGCATCAGCGGCAGCACGACCCGCAGGGACTCCAGGCCCTGGAAGGCAACGCCCTCGAAGGTCTCGATGAAGGTCTGGTAGCGGTTGCGCTGGTTCAGCGTCGAGTCCCGCACCAGGCCGAGGTCCAGCGTCCCGCCGTCCAGGAACAGCCAGTCACCTTCGCGATACAGCACGGTGTCGACCGCGTTCGGCCAGCCAGCGACTTCCTGGCCGGCGCTGTAGGTGGTGAAGAACTGCTGCGGAACGGTCACGCCGGAGATCGCCGAGGTGACGGCGGCCAGGCCGTCCAGGTGCCACGTGACGTTGACGTTGCGGGTCCGGAACCAGCCTTCGAGCGTGGACTGGGCGATCGCGAACTGCACGGCCGGGTCGCCGGTCGTGTTCATCGCACGGGCCATGTCCGTCCGCAGCATGTCGATCAGCCACTGCGGCATGATCGTGTGCAGCGGGATGGTGGTGTCCAAGCGGTACCGGTTGCGGTAGTAGCTGATCACCTTGTCGTAGGTGGCCAGCACGTCCCGGACGGCGCCGAGGGCCTGCTTGCCGTAGACGATCTTGCTGGCGGCCAGGATGCGGGCCAGCAGCTGATTCTCGGCGAACCGAGCCCACGCCACCTGCGCGGCCTGGTTGGTCGCGTCCACCCACTCCGTGTCGAAGCGAGAGGTCATATTCGCGAACTCCATGCACATGTACGTGGAGTAGATCGACGCGTTGACCACGCCGGGGCAGTCGGCGATGTAGCAGGTCTTCGGCCCGAAGGCGTTGCCCTGGCTGTCGTCGCCGGACTCCCAGGTGACCACGCCGTCGGCCGCGACCGTCGGGCTCTGGTCGTTGTCCTGCCCCCAGATACCCAGACCCTCGGACATGGCCAGCGCATCGAACGGGAGCCGGTACTGGATGCCGCCGCGCTCCACCTGGAAGCGGGTCAGCGCCTGCTGGATCGGCCGACTCGTCACGCCGATGACGTTGATGTCGTAGATCACTTCGAGCGGCAGGCACAGGCCACCGGACTGGGCGGCTGCGGTCAGCGACTCCGGCCGGGACGCGGCCTCGATCCGCTGCTGGTTGGTGCGCACGTCCGACGCGGTCAGCACCCGGTCCTCGGGGTACTGGCTGAACATCCGGGCGACGAACACCTTCTCGCGCGGGCCCTTGCTGTTGGCGATCGTGCGGTAACGCTCCACGAACGCGTCGGCCAGGCCGGCCCGGTCGGCCGGCTGCTCGCCCACCTCGTGCCCGGGAATGCCGCCCTGAAGGACGGTCCGGATGTTGATCTGGCCGCCGAACGCGCGCTCCTGTGGCTGGCCGCCGTTGTTCATCAGGCCGAGGTCGCCGCCGCGCGGCTGCTCCCCCGCCTCGTGGCGTCCGCCCTCGGGTGCACCTTCCGGCGCGGCAGGGGGATCGGCTGGTGCCGGCACGGGCGCGGCAGCCGGGTCGGGCTGCACCGCGTCGGTGGCCGGGTCGTGGGTCGTCGCGCCGGTCTCGCCTTCGGCCGCGCCGTCGATGGCCGACAGGGCCGCCGCCTGGCGCTCAGCCAGGCTCGTCCCACTGGCCAGCTCGGTCAGCCGGGCGTTGATGTCGGTGACGGCGGCAGAGAGCGCCTCGGCTTCAGCCACGGCCTGCTCGGTCAGCTCGCCTGCGGCCAGCTCGGTACCGCGCTCCCGCATGCCGGTGAGGGCCGCGTGTAGCTGCTCGGCGGACGCGTGGCGGAGTTCGGTAGCGAGCTGAGCCCGCAGGGCCGCACGTTCGCGGTCCGTCTCCGCAGCCGCGAGGGCCTGGATGATCTGGACGATCGGGTTCACAACTCGCCCCTTCGTGTTACAGGTACAGGACTGCGGGACCGCTGGCGCCTACGGCTGCCGTTCGGTTGCCGGACCTTGGGACCTGCAACACGGGTTCGCCCCGTCTGCGGGTGATCGTTGCAGACGGGGCGAACGGTGTGCATGGAGTTGTGGGGTCAGCCGTGCTCGTTCCAGCAGGGCACGATGATCCCGGGGCGCAGATGGGTGCCAATCTCACACTCACCAAGGACCGTGGTGATCCCGAGCGGATCGGCCAGGTGTTGCTCTGCGATGTTCTGTGCCTGCGGGGCGCTAGCGGCGATGACGACCGCCTCGGCGATACCGGAGTGAGCCTGCACCAGCCAGACGTAGAGCTGCTCAATCATCGTTGATCACCGGCTCGTCTCCGTAGATCAGTTCGTCGTACAGCACGTCGATCGGGTCCATCGCTAGATCTCCTGTCGGTGGTTGCGGTAGGCACGCCACAGCAGCCAGGCCGCCACGATCAGCAGCAGGACCATCGCGGCAAGGGCGATGCCAGCGCCCTTGATGACCGGGACCAGGATCCAGATCGCCGCACACAGCGACCACCGGGCGACGCCGTAGGCCAGCTCGAACACCCAGAGGCCCAGGAGCCAGTAGGTGAGGGTGTGCCGGAACGGCTTGCGCCGACGCCACGAGGTCCAGCTGAGAAACGGTCCGTGGGTCGAGATCCCGAAAGTCATCATGTACCTAATGTACCCCGTCCGAGTCGCGGGGTACAGGTTCATATGCTGTGATCCTGTACTGGTGGCAGCTCGGACACACCTCGATCACCTTGATCGCCTTGTGATCCACCACCGGGCCGTAAGGCGCCGATAGAGGAGCCAGTGGCGTCCAGTGGTGCAGCGCCGGTAGCTGCTCGTCCGGCGGGAACGCCGGGCACTGATCCGGTGACGCCTGGATAGTACTCACCACGGTCTCCCTGTCCTGATCTCGATCGACCAAGTGCGAGAGCGGGCCACCTCCTGCTGCGGCAGGAGGTCATAGATCGACCCGCTGTTGAGCGTGATCAGCTCGTCGGCGTGGTCGGTCTTCTCTTCGCAGAGGATCGTCATTTGCTGGAACGGCAGTAGATGCCTGTTCACCGCCGCCACGGACGCCTCGATGTCGTTCGCCATGTTGCGCAGGAACTCGGCGGCCAAGGCCGCGTCGACGCTCCTGACTTCTCGACTGTTGCTGATCATGGCCAGATCCTCTGCCAGTCGCCATCGAGGTAGCTGACCTCTTCGACACCCTCCATCTCGGCGTCGAAGACGAAGATCCCTCCGTCGCCGCCGTCCAGGGTGATCGCCACCTGGTTGCCGAGCTTGTGCACGGAACTGATGCGCTCCTCATCCACTGCCGTCGACCTTCCTTCGCTCCTCGCGGTCCACCGGGACCATGCGCCACTCGCGCCGGATCGGCTGCTCCATGCCGGCGCGCTGCCAGCTCACGGCGATCGTGGCCCACTTGTCGCCGCGCTGGATCGTCCACCCGAACCCGGCCAGTACCTGCTCCTCACCCAGGCCCCTGAGGTAGTCGAGCATCCAGGCGTGCGAGCCCGCTTCACCCGGCAGCGGCTCCGCTGTCGTCGTCTCCTGCTCCATCGCTGATTTCTCCGATCTCCCGCAGTACGGGCTCCATGCGGGTGACGATCTCGGTCAACTTGCGAGCGAACTCTTCGAAGATCCGCGCGGCCTCGGCGACCTGCTGGTACGCCTCGGCCGTGTTGGACGCCAGGTGTGCGATTACCACCGGCTGCGGGGTGGGCTCGGCATGCTCGACCGGCAACTTCCCGCTCATCGGTCCATCGGTCATGCGTGCGCCCCCGTGCTGATCGTGAGCCGGGCGCAGCTGGCCAGCTCGTCGGCGGCGGCAGCCAGCTGCTCCAGCTCATGAGGCAGCAGGTTCTCCAAGTACTCATACGGGTCATCGTTGCGCAGCTGAGCAATCAGCGACGCGGCCATCAGACCTTCGGTTTCCGATTCAGCCATGGGTTACTCCTCGGTAGATGAACGCGTGCGCCGGGGGTTGTCGGCCACCCCGGCGCACGGAGACCTGGTATTCGGTGGATCAGCCCTTGCGCTCCCACACGGTGTCGTTGTCCAGCATCACCGCGTACGCCTCCCATTCGCCCGCCTCGTCAACCGAAGCGCCGCCACCGAAGGCACCATGCACCAGTGATCCAGGTGCCTGCGGTGCGTCCAGGAAGACCTCCGTCGCCTCCTCGGGCGTCTCGGCCTCGACATCGATCGTCGTACTGACCATCTGGACAATGTGGACCTGATAGGTCGGCATATTGCGCTCCTACTGGTTGTTCGGGTTCAGGCCCGGCTCAGGCACGTCGATCGGATCGCCAGTCAAGTTGTTCAAGCACTGCGTCCCGGTGCCCGTGCAGTCGCTGGCGGCCGGAACCGACGGCGCAGCCTGCGGAGTGCCGGAGCAGATGTAGTAGACGCCCACGGGCCAGCCAGCGGGCGGGATACAGGTGATGGCCGTCGGCGCCGGATAGGCCTGACTCGGGTTATTGGCGAGCCCACTCGACGACTGCCCCGCCCCCGACTTCAAGATCGTCGATGAAGACCCGACTGACCGAGTGGCCGCGCGTACTTCCGCGTTCGAGTTCGAGCCGCTGGAGCTGGAGGGCGACGGCGCGGCGGTGAAGGTCGACCTGGGCGGCTTCGAGGGTGAACCGGGTGTTGACCCAGTCGTCGCAGCTGATCCCGTTGTGGTCGGCCCAGTGATGGAGTTGCGGGGGGACGGTCCGATCGGGCTGCTGGTAGTCGGTGTGGCAGGTGCAGGGGCAGCAGGAGAGGACTGTCCGCTGGTTGTCGTCGCTGATGTAGCAGCGGATCCGCTGTTCCATGGTGCCTCCGATGCCGCGATCCAGCCGAGTACTCCGCCGCCCACCACGGTCCCGGTCAGCACGATGGCGCTGAGTGCAAGCTTGCCGGGCTGGCGCCTCGGCTTGCGGTGTGTGGTCATGACACAAATGTACCCCGCGACTGGCGCGGGGTACAAGTGCCTAGCGTGAAGTCGCAGCGGCCGAGTTCCGGGCTGCCAGCTTCTTGATCAACGCGTGAGCTTCGGTGCACGTCTTTGCGTGCGCGATGTAGATCGGGTTGCCGGCCGCGCGGAAACCGGCCGTCTGACCCACCGACATCTCGCCGACCAGCGGCCGGTCGCCCTCGCGCTTCGTCATCGCCAACCGTGCCCGCCGGTCGTCCGACGGTTCGGGGTTGATCGGCACGAACTGCGCGCCCTTGCGCGTCCGGGCGTTGGGGTTCGGCATCCACTCGGCCCACAGGATCGGTTCGTGGCAGAACTCGCACCGGCTCTCGGTCGGCGCCTGCCGTGGCTTGCTCATCGCATCCTCCGGTGGATGTATCGGGCCACCAGTACGCCGATCGTCACCGGCACGCCGATGAGCACCAGCGCCAGGATGGCCAGCCAGATCATGATTTCCAGCTCAGGTAGTTGATCAGGTGCTCAATGGCGTTCGGGTTCTCCAGGTCGGCCACGAGGTCAACGGAGGCGACAGTGGCCGCCGTCCAGATCATGGTGTGCTCGGGCTCGGTCTCCGGCTCGCCTCCGATGGCCCGGATCGCGGGCGGCGGCTCGTGTACGTCGAGGCCGAAGATCAGCTTGTGACCGGCGACGGGCAGTGTGGCCGGAGCGACCGCAGCTGCGCCGACCTGGCCACGGGTCAGGTAACCCCAGGCGGCTGGCCCGTAGGCCACATGCACGCGCCAGTGGCCGGATGGGGTCATGGTGGCGGCTGTGTCGTGACTGTGCCTTACCAGCTCATCGCTCAGCGCGTGGTAGGCAGCTTCGACCGTAGGGTGATAGCTGATGTGGCCGGCCTCGGCGTATGGCTCCAGGATCTCGCGCACGCGGTCGGTCGCACCGATCACGATCAACGGCAGCATGGGACCTCTTTCGGGTAGGTTCGGTTCTGTCAAATGTACCCCGCGTCACAGCGGGACACAAACAGGAGGCTCAGTGGGACTCGCCAACGTGGAGCAGCGGTTCCGGTCGCTGCGCACCGAGGCAGGCACGGTTGCGGAGAAGGTTCACGCCGTGCTCGCCGAGGCAGCATCGAAGATCAACGATCTCGTGGACGGAGAGCACCCGGTGCTCTTCTCGATCATCCAGCACCTGGAGATGGCTGCCCACCTATCCGTCTCCAGCCCCGTGCTCAACGAGCCGGCCACGAGCGCGGCAAACCCTACCCAGGCCGCTCCGGTGACGGCGGCGGCCGACAGTCCGGAGGTGGCGACATCGACCGCGCCGAACTCCAGTCCGAACTCGGACGATTCGGAAACTTCCTCCTCGAAAGGATCAGAGCAATGACCGATCCCCTCATTCAGGCCATGTCCGACCTCGGCGATGCCGTCGGCACCATCAGCACGGCCGCGACCGGCATCGAGACGATGGTGACCGACCTGGTCACGCTGGTGCAGCAGCTCCAGGCCCAGGTCTCGGCCGGCGGTGACACCTCGGCCACGGCGCAGCAGATCGAGCAACAGGTGGCCGCACTCCAGTCGGCCGCGTCCGCGCTGAACACCTCTGCCAGCGCCGCGTCGGCTGCCCTGCCGTCCACGTCGAGCACTCCGGCCCCGACGGACGGCGGCACGACTGCGGCGCCCACCGACGGCGACAGCACGACCGGTACGGCCGACACCGCCGCGCCGACAGCCGACACCACGGCCGCCGCGCCGCAGACCGGCTCCGCCATGGGCTAGCGCCCCACTTGACCATGGGGTACTGTGGTCAATGTTCGACCGGTTGGGCAGCAGCTCCTAGAGCACGCGACCCGGCAGGGAGGATCGAGAAAGGCCCCCAGCGCTTCGGATCCAGCGCAGGGGGCCTTTCTCGTGCGTCGGAGCTACCAGCCCCAATCCATGTCGCCCTTGCCGCATTCGCGGGCGTGCTCCTGTACCCAGGCCACGGCCTCCTCGACCGTGGCATCCTGCGCCGGCACCGAGTCGCCGCAGGCGGTGTGTGAGATCAGTCCGCCGCCGAACTCGTACTCGGCCAAGATCGACGCGTTCATGATCAGTCCGTTCCGGGGTAGGGGTACGAGCGGCTGACCCAGTTGCGCGCGGCGTACTCGGCGTCCAGCGCGCGGCGGATCAGCTCGTCGTAGTTGGTGGTGTCCCGCATGCCGCTGGCGGTGATTTCCTCACTCATGTGACCAATGTACCCCATCATTGACGCGGGGTACAGAGCTGTGACGTGGGACTTCGCCTGGATCGAACAGTGAGGCACCCGATCCAGGCGAAGCGCCTACTCGTCGGCGCCGAACACCTGGTTACGCGCCCGCTTGAGTGCCCGGATCGCTTCCTGCATCTCCCGACGCTCCATCGGCATCCCCCAGAACGTGAGCGTCGCTTCCTGCGGCTCCGCCTCGTCCATGAGCTTCTTCGCCGCCGCGCGATCGACCACGATGCTGAACTGGGCGTAGTTGTCCGGATTCCAGTGCAGCGTGACCAGCGGCTGCTGCTCGTCGTAACCAACCTGGGTCAGCTCGCTGTCGACCTGCTCCTGAGTGAACCGCTTCTCGGTGCGGTCGTAGTTGAGCTTCTCCTTGGGCATTATCGCCCTCCCTTCGCTGGCCGGCGTCGCGCCGACCGCCACGAGGGTAGCTCAGGAGCCACAGACCAGGACGCCGTTGACGGTGGTCGTCGAGAGGCCGCTGGGCTCGGTCAGCTGAGTCGTACTCGGTGCGCTGCCGTCCGGGCAGGCGTTGGCCTGCGGTACGGGCCCCGCGTCGCCCGTGGTGCCATCGGTGTAGGTGACGATCATGTGACCCGAGGTGTTCACTACCACCGAGGAGACGCCGACACCGTTGGACCCGTTGGCGCCGTTCTGGCCATTCGTACCGGCCTGACCTGTCGCGCCGGCCGTTCCCTGCGGACCGACCACGTTGCCCAGGTCGCTGCTCGTCCCGTCCGAGTAGGTGACGACAAGATCGGTGCCGACGATCGCCGAGCCGGTGATACCCCGGCCGTCCTTGCCGCTACTGCCCTGCACGCCCTGCGGCCCGGTCACCGTGCCCACGTCGTCCGCCGTGCCATCGGTGTAGACCACGATCAGATCGCCGTTGGCCAGGTGTGTGGAGGCAATGCCGCGCCCGTTCGCACCGTTGGCGCCCGGCTGGCCGCTGGGCCCGGTCGGACCGGCTGGACCGGCGATGGCCGACTGGACCTTACTGGCCTGGGTGCAGGCGCCCGCGTTGTTCAGCGCCGTGGCACCAGCGCCACCCTGGTCGCATACGGACTGGACCTGGCCGGCCAGTGGGGCGGCCTGCGACTTGACCGCCGTCACCTGACCGTTGGCCGCGTCCAGGTTGGTCTGGGTGTTCTCGGCCCGCGCGGTGAACCAGATCGACAGTGGGATCAGCAGCAGGATGATCAAGCCGCCGAGGATGAACAGTGACAGGACGACCGGTGTCCGACGGATCGCGCGGGCGATGCGGCCACGCGGTGTGGGCGGCGGGCTGGCCTGGGTGGTGTGCGCTCCGGTCATCGCTTCTCCTGCACGGTTCCGGGCAGTAGCTGACCGGCCAACTGGGCCAGTTGGGCCAGCTCAGGATTGGTCTCGCCCTCGGCCCTGCCTGCAAGGTACTCGGGCGTCATTTCTTTGGGCAGTGGCGGAAGCTGCCAGCCGTTCGCGGCGCCGAGCACGCGGACCTGGTAGGCCCAGCCCATCGCGGCCACGTTGGTCTCTCGGACGGCGGCCAGGTTGCCGGCTCGTTTGTCGGCGCGGCGGGCGCGAAAGGTCACGATCGCGAAGATCAGGAACAGCAGGGTCGCCAAGGCCGAGATCGTCGGGCCGAGCACGGTCACCGTCATGGTCTTGGCCTCCCCCCGTCCACGATGTCCTCGTTGTACGAGGCCGCCAAGATCGTATGAAACAGCACGGTCATGGTGCTCACCACCGGGAACAGGATGGTGCCGTGTGGCTGCTCGCCGAACGCGCCGATCCACAGTCCGGTCGCGTAGAACACCCAGGTGCCAGCGCAGGCCAGGTGCGCGTATGTCTCACCTCGGTTCCACCACAGCGCCGCGCCGAGGCCGAGCGAAGTCACGCCGAACAGCAGCACCCAGACCGGGCCGAGCGAGTTGATCTCCGCGACGACCCGCGTGGTCTTCAACGCGGTGTGCGGGTAGACCAGGCTCGGCACGACATGCAGGCCCGTCGCTACCAGCTGCAACAGCACCAGTGCCATGGAGGACTGGAGCCGATAGTGGTGGCGGAACGGGCGCGGCACTGCGGTCAGCCCGTCACCAGCAGAACGGCCCGGAAGACGATGCTGGCCAGCGCGAGGATGCCCACGACGAACCAGCCGACCTTCAGCGCCCACCGGGCGGTTGGTGCACCGGGGCCGCGTGCGAGCAGCAGAACGACCAGGAAGACACCCACGGAGAGCGCCAGGCTGGCGACGTTGCCGAACAGGTGCTGTTGGACGGTGCTCATGCGCTTACCTCCGACGGATAGGTGGCCGACCACGATGAAGAGACGTGTGGCACGGATGCCAGTGGCACGGCTTTATGTTCCGCAGGACATCTGGCCCCAGCTCGGCGAGCGGTACGACGTGATCCCAGCCAATCGGCCCATCGTGACCGCCACAGACGTAGCAGCCCTGCGGAAGTAGGGCCAGCAAATCGTCCGCCGAGTAGTCCTCGTGCTCGCAGCCGTACTCGGCGGCCCGTTTGCGACCAGACTCCCGGGCGCGGTTCGCTCGGCGCCGATCTGGCCAGCGCTGTCGTGTGATCTTCGTGTACTGGGCATGCTTCTTGGCGTTGTCGAGTTGCCAGGAGAGCTGCCAATCGGTCTTGCGTCTCCGACGGCATGCCGGTTCGCCGCACAGTACGGAAGTCTTGCGCTTCGGCTCGAACTCGGCCGTACACACGACGCATCGTCTCATGTGTCCAGTATGCCCTACCTAGCATGGGCCACGCCCTGATGATGCTTCTTGAATAGGGCGCGACCTTGCGGCGATGCCAGCATAATGTTGGTTGTCAGGCCAGCAGCCTTGGGGCCGACGTACTTGATCAAAAGCGAACGTAGTGTGGTCCAGGGCTTGGGGCTGGACATCCACTTTGCCGCGCCCTTACCTGAGACCCAATATAGCCAGAGCGCCGTACCCGGGCCAAAGGGCAGCTTGCTGCCGAACATCGCTGGCCAGCCGTCCAGTCCGATCGGGTGCTCGGCGTCGAACGCCGGCAAGTCGTCCACGGCCAGCGCTCGGCCGTCCAGCTGTGCCTCGATGAGGAACTGGACGGCCGATTCGGACAGCTCGATGGTCACTGCTGCACCAGGCCGACCGCCGAGCCCATCCGCAGCGACAGCAGCGCGTCGGCCTTGCGGTCGGCCATCGACTTCTTCGGCTTCAGTGCCGACTGAGCGTCGCCGCCGGACTGGCCCTGATCCTTCGCCGGGGTGTGCTGGGTGGCCGGCGCCGCGTCGCCATCAGTGTCCATCGGCCGGTCGATATCACCGTCGTTGTCCGGGTCGAAGAAAGCCTGCAACGCTTTCATCACCTCGGTCTGCACGACCGACTGGATCGCCGCGATCGACAGCGGGCCAGCCGCGAACTCGCCACCCGGCTTGAGGAGACCGGCCGCGACGAGGCTGACCGGTTCACCGCTAGCCACCCGGGAACGCGGCACGGGGAAACCGGGGGTGTTGACGGCCAGGACAGCGCAGAGTTCCAGGTTGCCCTGGTGGCCGCGCCAGTCGCCGGACATCGGACTGGCCAGCAGGGCCTGCACGTCGGCCTCGGTCAGTTCGGGCCGGGTGAGTCCGTGGATCCAGATGCCGTGTGCGTCTTCGCCGGCCGCGACATCGGCTGCCACCGTGCAGTGGTTGTCGTAGAACGCCACCGTGTCGGATAGGCCCATGTTGGCGTCGGCGTGGCCGCCGTGCGCCGTGTCGCGGCTCATCGCGATGTGGCCGACCGCAGCGACCCGGCTCGTACCGGCGTCGTCCACATGGACGGCTCCAGTGGCGAAGCGGGCATAGTCGGTCCGCGAGTGGGGCGGCCGTACACAGCGGTCGCTGTAGCTCACGTGGCAGGTGTTCCAGACCGCGATGTGGCCGGTGATCTCGCGACGCCCGTCCTCGCGGCAGGCGCCGATGCTGATCGGGCTCGGCGCGGCCAAGCCCGGATCGGCGAACAGGGCGATCGAGGGCAGCGACGGCGCACCTGCGGTCAGTGACACGGGCAGCTTCAGGCCAAGCTTGCGGGCCGCCTTCTTGATGTGCGCGGTAATCGCGCCGTTGCTGTCGTTGCCGAGGCCGACCATGTGCGCGGCCTTGTCGAGGTCGGACTGGTTCTCGATCGGGTAGCTGGCGTCCGAGCCGTCGGCCTTCTCGCCTTTCATGGCCAGGCCGCGCGCGAAGGCCCGCTTACGCTTGGCCACCGAGGGGCTGAACTCGCCGTTGGCCAGCTCGGACCAGTCGGCCGCGTCCTCGTCCTCGATCGAGCACATGCCGCACTCGTCACCGAGATCGGCCGCACGGAACATCGGCAGGCTGTAAGTCCAGTCGGCCGCCAGGGACGCGGCCAGCGACGGGCCCATGCCGTAGCTGACCAGGATGTCGCCGGGGTCGCCGTCGGCGGTCAGCTCGGCGTCGTCGTCGCCGATGGACACGTACGCCTCGGCGAACGCGGGGATCGGACACAGGGTCGTGGCGGCGATCTTGCCCTGGGTGATGGTGATCTTCTGCTTGTCGTCGTCGCCGAACTCCTCGGTGAAGTCCAGCTCCGACAGGTCCACCGAGTTGCCGGTCAGGTGATGATCGCGGGCCAGCTTGCCGCCGCGCGTCTCCGGATCGGCCACGCCTCGGCCCTGCCACACGTACGTGCCCTCGGGGAACGGCTCGTTGGTCTCGCGGCTGACCACTTCGGGGCCGGGCTTGCGCCACAGCTCGGTCATGTGGCCGATGACCTCGGCGCCCGCGTGGCCGCCCTGCTGGCCCGGATTGGTGTACTGCGCCAGGATCGAGAAGGGCAGTGCGCGGTGGCCGAGCGCGCCGGCCTTGATGGTGCGGCCGTCGCTGGTGGACAGGCCCTCGACGGCGAGGCAGTTGAAAAACAAGGGCAACTCGCCCTTGTCGTTGAGGTCGTCGCTGACCGAGGCCGCAGCGTCGGCGGCGCGCGGCGCGATCCGGGCCCGCTTGGTCATGATCCACTCCTTGCGTTGTTGGCATTGGCCAGCCAGCGCCGTTGCGCCGCCAGCACGCGCTCCCGCTGAGCCACGTTGCGCTGAGCCGTGGTGCCGGTCCGCCCGGCCGCATTGTCGAGGTCGGCCATGAGCCGGTTGCCGGCCATGCTCGGCGACTCAGGCTCGTTGAGCTGCCGCTGGATCTCGGCGCTGTGCTCGTCCAGCGCCCACACCCACACGTAGTCGCACATGCAGCCCTTGTGATCGCCGGGCTTGTAGTGATCACCCACCCACGAGTAGGCGTCGCTGGTCTGGAGCGCGGCATCATCCCAGCCGGAGAACCGCTGGCCGTCCAGCTCCATATGCGGCAGGAAATGCGCGTGGCGCCGGCCGTCGGTGATCCCGTACTCCCACGTGAAGCCCACCCGGTCCATCCGCCGGTCGACCTCGGACAGCACATCCGGGCCCGTGGCGATGCCGCCGAGCGGCTGTCGGGACTGGCCGTGCACCGAGGACTGGCCGCCGATCTCGGCCAGCGCGGTCCGCACATCACCCGGCATGACGACGCTGTCCACCTTCTCGCCAATGTGGTCGTCCTCGGCGGTACCGCCCTTGCCGTACAGCTTCGCGAGGGCGCGCTGCTTCACACTGTGCTCGAACCCGTGCCATGCCTTCTGGCGGCGGCCGGCCATCTTGCTGCGCAGTGATGCGGCCGCGTGCAGCTCCAGGCCGAAGACCTTGACCGCGACCTTCACCGCCGACTCGATCGTGCTCAGCGACCAGGCCATGAACTTCTCGTACAGGTAGGCGAATGCCGCACTGAGCAGCGCTTCCTCGGTCAGGCCCAGCTCGGCGACGCCCTCTGGGCCGATGTAGGCGGCCAGCTCGGCACCGTGGAACTGGGCCAGCACGTCGGCGGCGACCTTGTGTTGGGCGGCCGAGACGATCCGCTTGGCGGCCTTCTCGACGGCGTTGGTGATGGCCATGTCGGCCGCGTCCAGCAGTCGGTCCCGCAGTTGACGGTCCAGGTCGACGAGCGGCTGGGCGCTGAGCAGCCGTACTGAATCGAGTACTCGCTGCTGATCTGCCGCACCTCGGACTGCCGTGGGTGCGATGGGCTGGCCGGTGTTGCTCTGTGCCGGCACGCTGGCCTGCCCGGCCGGTAGCCGCGTGCTCGGTGGCTGACCCTGCTGCTGTCCGGCAGGCAGTGCTGGCCTGCTCTGCACCGTGGCCGGGCCACCCACGGCCGGCTGCTCGGTCGAGCCGGGCGCCTGTACGACCAGATGGACGCCCGGGAACGCCAGATTGATGAGCTGGGCGGCGGTGGCCGGATCCGGTGTCTGCTTGAACGCCAGCATCTGCATCGCCTCCTGCTCGGTAGGCGCGTCCGACTCGTCGAAGCCCATGTCCCGCAGGAGCGCCTTGAAGCCGATCGCGCCGAGAGCGAACGCCGCTTGGGCATCCTGGCTGCGGTTCGGGTTCTTGGTGACACCGGAGGCGTCGTACCAGATCTGCACGGTCTGAGCCTGTTGGCGGGTTAGACCGTAGCCACCGGCCGTGGTCGGCAGCTGGAGGATCGGCCGCAGGAAGCCTTCGGTCAGCGAGTCGACGATGAGCCGTTCACCAGGTTCGATGTGGTTGGTCCACGTCTCGTCGGAGATCACGTAGGCGTTCCAGTGGTTGGTATCCTGGAGGCCGGTCACCACGGTGGGCGGTACGTCGAGGGTCTCACCCATGCGCTTGAGGGCGTTGTCGAGCTTCTCGATCAAGATCGGGCTGGTTTCGCGGACCATCGACAGGTGCTTGACCGCGCCGATGTCCTCGGTGTCGCCCCGGATCACGATCGGCACCACCGCGCCCGCGTCGCCCTCGTTGGCGATCGGCGCCATCATGGCCGCCTCCAAGCCGGCCGCGAAGTCCTCGACCTCGGCGTCACCTTCCTGGCCGCCCGGCGTCGCCCGGATCATGCTCATCGAATGCGGGACCAGAAGCAGGCCGTTGGCGGCGATACGGGACTTGCTGGCCGCCTGGATCTCCCGAGCGATCAGCACGATGTCCTCACACACCGGCAGCATGGAGCGGATCGGGCTATCGGCCAGCATCGCGAAACGCGGGTGGGGGTTCCACAGCCGCAGCAGGGCCTCTTTGTTCTTGTCGATCGGAATTGCCGGCCGACCAGGCACTTCGACGATGCCCAGGTTGCTGCCGCCCATCACCGGGGTGATCTCGTCGGTCGACCGGACCGTCCAACGCTCCTCGCCTGTGGCCGGGTCGGTCTTGCCGTGCAGCCATGCCTCGCCGGTCGTCCCGAAGCAGGTGTCGATGCGGCCGCCGAACGCGCCACCGTTGCGCCACGGCAGCCGCGACAGGGCGTCTTGGGCGGCGCGGGCCACGATCGGGTCGAGGGTGGATTCGGGGCTGTCGGCGGGTATGGGGGTGTCGGCGTCTTCGTTGACTTGGCCGATGATGAGGGCGACTTTGGCGATGGCGTTGGCCCGGAAGCGCAGGGCGCTGGCGAGTTCGCCGATGAGGTCGCGGTAGTTCCAGGCTTGGTGTTGCCAGCCCATTTTGGTGGCGGCGATGGTGTTGACGGCGTTGCGGTCTTGCAGGTTGATGCGGCTGCCTGCGGCGGTCATGGAGGCGCTGGGCTGGTTGGTGCGTTTGCCGTCGCGGTCGGTGTTGCCGGTGCGTGCGGCGAACCAGCCCACGTTAGTCGCCTCCTGGTTCGCCTGCCTGCTTTGCCTGTATTGCCGCGTTAATCTCGATGAGTGCCGATGCTGCGTACGAGCTTGCCAGCGCGGTACCGATCGGCGTGGCGAGTCGTGGGGCGATGATCCGCAGTGCGGTCCAGGCGGCGGCCACGTGCACACTCAGGCACCACGGGCAGTCCAGTAGCTCCATCGCCTTGTAGTGGCCGTGGCGGGCCAACCAGTCCTGGAGCTGATGCCGCTGCTTGTCGATCAGAGTGTCCTGCTGGAGGAAGCGCACGACGCGGGCCACGGCCAGGGCGTCGACTACGGCCAACGTGGCGTTGGACCGGCGACGATCCACATGAGGACCAGGAAGATCACGATCGTGGCGAGCCAGACCCATTCGAAATGCTGATCGAACCATTCGCCCATCACTCATCCAGTTCCAGTGGTTCGCTCACGTCGATGCCAACCGCCCGCAGCGCCTCGACGAACGTGCACTCGATCGGTTCGTCTCCCGGCCGCCAGATCCGGCGGTTGTGGCCGTCGCACGCCTTGCACCACATCACGTACTGCTCGACGGCAGCCATGGTGTCCCGGCGCCTGCGCGGCCGGTGCTGCTCAGCCATGGCCCGGACGAGGTTGACCGGAAGCGTGCGACCCGGCTCAGTCTCCCGAGCCGGGTCGCTTCCTGCGTGGTTGCTCACTGCGGATCGAACGGGTCGGCCGGCCGGGTCATCGAGCGCACCAGGGCGCTGAAGCCCTCCTGGAAGTGCGTCCGGGCGACAGCCAGCCAGCGGCGATCCACCTGCGGCTCCTCGGCGACCATGAATTGACGGCTCTGAATCTTCTGCCACAGTCGGGCCAGCTCCACCTCGGCCGCCTTGATCTCGTTGACCAGGTCGAGGTCGGCCTGCGGTAGGTCGCGGTAGCCGGTGATCTGCTTGTGCTGGTTATCGACCACGGCTCAGTCCAGCTCGGCCAGCTGGACTGGCCACACTTTGGTGGTCGTGGCGCCGGCCTTGTAGTTGAGGGTCGGACCGTAGATGTCGGTCTCGAACGGGCCCATGAACGAGAGGTGGTTGGCCACGATCGCCTGGCTGGCCGCGTTCGAGCTGCCTTCCTCAGGCCGGGTCACCACCACGGTGTCGGCCGCCGTGCCGAGGCAGACGAGGATGGTCGCACCGTTGTTCGGGGTGCTGTTGCCGTTGGTGGCGTCGGCGGCCGTGCCGGCGCCCAGGTCGGCGAAGTTCAGCGCACCGAGCGGCTCCATGCCGAACGCCTGCGCTGCGATGGGAGTTGCGGCCACGGGAGCCTCCGTCTGGTTGCGGTTGCGAGATGCGAGGTCAGCCTATCGAGCCCTCGGCGACGGGAGTGGCGAATGACGGGTGAGCGCCTGGGTCTCGCTCGACGTGTGCAACGAACTGCTTGGCCAGAGCCTCCTCGTCCACCCGCAGCCATG